ATATGAATGATGCAATCATGATGGTTTCTCTGGACTCAGACAACCGTTCCTACTCTCAGAAGAAGTTTATCTTAGATCAGGTAGTGGATATTACCTCTACGACTGACAAGCAACTTACAGGTCAACTTGGATTGCCTGAGGGAGTAACCTATCAGTTAAATCAGAACATGCAGGAGGCAGTAATTGTATGAAAATGAACTGGTTTGAATACTGGATAGGTCACTGCTGGATGTCAGGATGGCAGTCTATCAGAGGTGCCTTCCGTAATTGGGCAGATCTTCTTTCAGGCAATTACGCAGATTATGCCCTTCTGAAGGAGGATGATCCTTTTACAGAGTGCCTCGAATGGTTCTGGGTGTCTCTTGGAGAAGATAATACTTATCCTCGTGAGTTCCTCGAACATCTCTATCAACTGAGTGAAGATGTGAGGACTGGTAAGGTAGAAACATTTCCGATAACTCAGGACTTATTCGATAGACTTGATGATCTTGTTGGGGACCTTATTGAAAAATAGTGCGTTAGGCTCTGTCAATGGAGTTGACCCAGAATAAATAATAGAGTATCATATGAGTGTGATACTACGTAGTTACTCATTGATTTTTTAAAATGACAAAAGGATTTAGTGTTAAGGCAAAAGAATTAGAAAAGACTGCTCCAGTAGAAGAACCTCTATTTAATCTAGAGGAATGTAAAGAAAGAATTAGAGGGAAAAGTATCGTATTCTGTCTACCAGGAAGAGGAGTTTCCTATCGATTTTTGAAGAGTTTTGTTCAACTTTGCTTCGATCTTGTTCAGTCAGGTGCAAATATTCAGATTTCACAAGACTATTCTTCAATGGTGAACTTTGCTCGTTGCAAATGTTTAGGAGCAAATGTTCTTGCAGGACCAGATCAAATTCCCTGGCAGGGTAAACTCAATTACGATTATCAGTTATGGATTGACTCTGATATCGTGTTTAATACAGAAGCATTCTGGGCACTTGTTCAAATGGACAAGGACATTGCTTGTGGATGGTATGCAACCGAAGATGGTCAAACAACATCAGTTGCTCATTGGTTAGATGAGAATGATTTCCGAAACAATGGTGGAGTCATGAATCACGAAATGGTGAATACCATTGTAAATCGCAAAAAACCATTTACAGTAGACTATACTGGATTTGGTTGGGTATTAATTAAGAACGGTGTCTTTGAACATCCAAATATGAAGTATCCTTGGTTTGCTCCTCAGATGCAAGTCTTTGAATCTGGAGAAGTTCAGGATATGTGTGGTGAAGATGTTTCATTCTGTCTGACTGCAATTCGTGAGTGTGACTTTGAGATTTGGTGCAATCCTAGAGTTAGAGTCGGACATGAAAAAACAAGAATTATATGATATTCTTTGTAATGGAAGAGTGATTTATAAAGATCTATCGGAAGAAGATCTAATGAATGTAATGGATGACCTGTCTCAACAGTTTTATGAGACAGGTGTTCCCAATCCACAGGAACTTGTGGTAGAATGTAAAAGTATTGAGGTTTAAGAAATTATGGCAAAACGTCCGTCTCTTTCCGGAAAGGTTATTATCGAAAGCAAACCCAAAAAGACTCGACAGGGTTGCTCTCAACATACCAAACTCTCAGCATCTTCTCGTAATGGTGCTAAGAAAAGATACAGAGGACAAGGTAATTAATGATTCAGTTGAATCCCCAGATCCCAGTCTTGACTCCTAAGGGTCCAGGCTGGGCATTTTTTTTAATTGATCGTTCTCAAGAGCACGATCTTGAGTGGATTGTCTTCCTAGATAGTGGAGGATACTGCTGGACATTTAAAAACTCAGACATCAGAATACAAAAAAATCTAACTCTTCATAGAGACAATATTGCAGACTTCGGGATAGCAACCCCGTAAAAAGTTCTAATTCAAATCGAATTAGGAGCAAAATGTCAAACTTACCAGTAGATCGAGATTCAAACTATATGCATCAGATGTGGGGAACTACAAAATTAGTTACTGATTACACTTCAATTACAGAAAAGAGAGTTCTTCAAGAAATTGCTCATGATGATATTAGTAAAAAGCATCATCTAAAAGAACAAACGATGCTTCATGAATCAATTCGCAATGATGAAGATTATGATGATTGGGAATATGGCACAGAACCATCTTATGGCAAAAGACAATAAATATAAGTAATATACATCTATCCTAACGTGCCATTAGAATCTGCAGTATCGAGGTATTTTAAGGACATCAGTTTGTCTTTCAAAAGACATCCTGTGACCAATGATATTGCTGCAATTACAAATGAAGATGCAATTAAGAGATCTGTAATGAATCTGATTAGGACCAGAGTGGGGGAAAGATTCTTTAACTCACTCTTAGGTACTAATATTGAAGGTATGCTTTTTGAACTTGCAGATTCTGGTGTCACTGATCCTATATCTGAAGAGATTAGAACTGTAATTTCAAACTTTGAACCAAGAGTTAATCTGACAGAACTGAGAATTGATATAAGACCAGATGATCATGAACTTGAGGTTTCTATTCTATACGATATTGTCGGTCTTCCAGTACCAACACAAGCATTAACCTTCGTATTACAACCAACAAGATACTAATGGCATTTACGCAATATACAAATCTAGATTTTGATCTAGTAAAAACTTCCATTAAAGATTATCTTAGATCAAATAGTAATTTTACTGATTTTGATTTCGAAGGTTCCAACTTATCAGTGTTAATTGATGTTCTTGCATATAACACCTATATTACTGCCTATAACAGTAATATGGTTGCAAATGAATCCTTTTTGGATAGTGCGACTCTTAGGGAAAACGTCGTTTCTCTTGCAAGGAATATAGGATTTGTTCCACTATCAAGAAGAGCAGCAAAGGCAAATATTTCATTCATCTCGACAGATATTCAAAATTCTGATTTAAAAACGGCAACTTTAAAAGCAGGTATAGTTTGCACGGGTAATCAGAGAAATAGTAGTTTCATTTTTTCAATTCCTGAGGATGTTACCGTAGGAATTGACAATGCAGAAGCAATTTTTAGTGAAGTTGACATCTATCAAGGCACTTTTTTAACAAAAACGTTCATTGTTGACAATTCACAACCAAACCAAAAGTATATTTTACCAAATCCGTACATTGATACATCTACAATCCGTGTAAATGTTGAGTTAAACGGCACAACTGAGGAATATTCATATGTTGATAATATTATTGGAATCAATTCTTTATCTCGTATCTTCTTAGTCCAAGAAATTTCCGACGAAAAGTACGAACTTTTCTTTGGAGATGGCATTTTTGGCAAAAAACTGGAGAATGGGAGTACTGTAACAGTAACATACATCACTACAGACGGAAAAAGTGGCAATGGACCCTCTAATTTTACGTTTTCAGGAACAATTTTTGGAGATAATTCCGTAAACTTAAGTGGAACTGTTGGAGTAATTGTCACAAATGAGGCAGCAGCAAACGGAGATAACATACAATCTACGGAATCTGTTCGATATTATGCTCCAAGACTCTATGCATCGCAGTACAGAGCAGTTACCGCAGGGGATTATGAGGCACTGTTACCGTCTATCTTCCCAAATATTGAGTCTGTTACCGCATATGGAGGAGAGGACCTATCTCCACCTCAGTATGGAACCGTATATTTGGCAGTAAAACCAAAAAATTCCGACTATTTGTCAGAATTTACAAAGAAAAATATATTAAACTCACTCAAACAGTATTCTGTTGCTGGAATTAATGTTAGATTTACTGATATTAATGTTCTTTATGTGGAATTAGATTCAACTATTTACTATAATTCAAATCTTGTTGGATCTGTAAGTAATTTAGAGACCCAGATCTATAATTCTTTAGAAAATTATTCCAAATCATCAGACTTAAACAAGTTTGGGGGAAGATTCAAGTATAGTAAAATTCTTAGAATTATTGATGCCACCAATGATGCGATTACTTCAAATATTACTAGAGTTAAAATTAGAAGAAACCTTGGGGTTTTATTAGAACCTACAAACTACGAAATATGCTTTGAGAATAGATTCAATGCATCTCCATCTGGATACAATATAAGAACAACTGGATTCAAAATTAAGGGAGATTCCGATATAGTTTATATTTCAGACAAACCAAATTCGGATTTAAAAACAGGATCATTATTCCTATTCACAATAATAAACAATGAGGTTATAATTAAGTCAAATACAATTGGAACAGTAGATTATATAACTGGTGAAATCAATATAGATAATATAAATGTCAGTTCAACTTTGGGATTAGATAATATTATTCAAATTGAAGCAACCCCATATTCAAATGACATTATTGCTAAGAAATCAGTTTATTTAAAACTAGATGTCGGAAGCAGTATTATCACTCCGTTAAAAGATATTATATCCTCTGGAGAAAATTCTTCTGGAAGCAGATTCAGTCCTGAGTCAAGTTACACAACAGAGTCAAAAATAAGAAACTAAAATGAATCAAGATACTAAAGTAGTTAAAATCAGTGATATAGTTGAAAATCAAATACCAGAGTTTATTCTCTCAGAGAATCCAAATTTTGCCGAATTCTTAAAGCAGTATTATATTTCTCAAGAATATCAAGGTGCTACAATCGATATTGTAGAAAACTTATCTGACTATAAAAATGTAGATTCTTTTGACACTACAAATCTGATTCAATCAACAACAGTAACTCAAGAAGTTTCATACTTTGACGATGTAATTAATGTAGATTCTACTTATGGGTGGCCTTCTCAATATGGTCTATTAAAAATTAATGATGAGATCATTACTTATACTGGAATAACTTCTACTTCATTTACCGGGTGTATAAGAGGATTCAGTGGAATTGAATCCCTTTCAGATCCAAATAACCCAGGATTTTTAAAATTCTCTACAACAGAAGTTGCAGAACATTCAATAAACTCAGAAGTAATAAATCTAAGCAATTTATTTTTATTAGAATTCTTCAGAAAAATCAAATATCAATTTGCTCCTGGGTTTGAGGAACTGGAGTTTGATCCCAGAATCAATGTACCAAATTTTATTAGTAAAGTAAACAATTTATATAAAACTAAAGGAACTGACGAAGCATTTAAGATTTTATTTAAAGTTCTTTATGGAGAAGACGTAAAGGTAATTAAACCAAAAGATTTTTTATTTACTACTTCAGATGATAATTGGATTGTTGTCCAAAGATTTATCGGAGAAGCAATTGAAGGGAATCCATTAAACTTAAACGGACAAACATTATATCAAGATAAAACCAGCATTACTGGAGAAGCATCTGGATCCATCTACAAGGTAAGTTCTGTTACCCTACAGGGAAACCAGTACTATAATATTGATATATTTGCGGGATATTCTAATAATTTAAATCCAAAAGGATCAATTTTTGGAGAATTTGAGATAACTCCAAAGACATATTGTGCATTAGATGTCTTAGAGTCTAGTTCCACCATCTATGCAGTCTCAACGATAGGATTCCCTCGATCAGGGGTTATTTCTGTTGGTGGATTAACCGTAACTTATACTGATAAAACTAATACTGAATTTTTAAATTGCCAGGGAATTTCTGAGAGTATTCCATCATCTACTCCAATAAACGCAAGTAATTTTGTATATTCATATGAAAATGGGGATTCTGATAGTCCTGTTAAGATAAGACTCTTAAATACCCTTACTGAAGTTGATGGATCGAATACGATTTTAGCATCTAAGAATGATCTTCTAAAAATTGATAACATCGGACAAATTAAAGAAAATGTATTCACCAAAACTTTAATATACAATGTTCCTTCAATTATTTTTGGGGGAAAAATATATGATAATTTATCTTCAGATAAATTTGGAGTAAGTAAATCTACTGGAGTTGTTAGGACAGCATATCCACATTATTTAAAAAATGGGGATATAGTAGAAGTCTACAGTATCACAACTAATCAAAAACTTTATGATACTCAAGTAAATAATGTTACCGAAACCCAATTTACTATTGGAGGAGTTGAAAATTTAACATTAAATCATAGTATAAAAATTAGAAGAAAAGTATTTAAGACTACATCAAGTCAATATCCAGAAATAAATCAAAAATTCTCTATTAATATTCAAGATTCATACGAGGATTTAGAAAATTATTACATAACATCAAATGGATTTGGTTCTGGAAATATTAATCCATATAAGAGGCAGGTTGAATTTGAATTGTTGCCTGGTAACCCAACAATTTTTATTGGACAACATACTCTGTATGATGGAGAATTAGTTACAGTAGTTGACTACGAAACTGTAGATATTGAGGGCACTCCAGGGTTTAATAATAATATCGGAATCTATACTGGAATATCTCTTTACGTTAAAAAAATTGATTCAAATGCAATTAGATTGACATTTACTAAGCAAGACATAGTAAATCAAAATTTCATAAATTTTGAAGAGCAAATTAATGAAAATAATACCAATACTTCTGGTTATATTAGCAATCTTAATCTAATCTCTGCCCCGTTATATGAAAGTGAACTTACTAGTTCAAAGATATTCAAAAAAATTCCAAAAAATGTAGAATTTGCAAAAGAAAAGATTCCAACCAGACTTGGATCTACTGGGATTTTAGTGAATGGAGTAGAAATTCAAAACTATAAATCATTTGATAGATTATATTCTGGAGAGATTACTTCTGTTGATGTTTTAGAATCTGGATCCGGATATAGTCTGGTCAACCCACCTAAGTTTAAAGTAGATTTGGGGAATGATCAGGATACTATTTTAGTACCAGAATTATCAGGTAAATTAGAATCTATTGCAATTCTTGATCCAGGGTTTGATTATATTGAAACTCCTACAGTTACGTTAAGGGGAGGAGGAAATAAAGCAGTAAGAACTGAAGTCAGACTAAAAAAAATTCAAAGAGAACTAGAATTTAATTCAGAAGATCCAAATCAAACTGTTATAGTAAATCCATTTAATCAATTTATATTTGATTCTCCCCATCGTTTACTCCCAGGAGATGGGGTAATTTATGAAACTTTTGGAAATTCTGCCATTGGAAATCTGCAAAATAATGGAATATATTACATATTTGATGTTGGTGCAGGAACTTCGTTTAAGTTATCAAGCAGTAGAGAAGATGCTCTAGCAGGAATAGGTACAATAGATCTTGGACCAGGGGGAACAGGACTGCAAAGATTTACTTCTCTTGATAGTCACAATGTAGTCGATAGAATCAATATTATTGACTTAGATACTGAGTTTAAATATAAAAAATTACCTTTAATCAAATCAAATATTAATCATTATGATAACATTATAATATTTGATGACCACGGATTTATTGATGGAGATGAAGTATCATATTCATATAGTGGAAACTCAATATTAAGCACTTCTCAATATTATTATATCATTAAACTTGACAATAATAGATTCCAATTATCTTCTTCAGAAAATCTGGATTCTATAGTAGAAATACCGGAATCAGATTCATCAAGTATTCATTATATTTCATATTCTCCAATTAGAACAATTGTTACTGGACGACTTAGTACATTGGGAATATCTACTGTAGGAGTTGAGGCAGAAGTTCATCCAGTAGTAAAGGGGTCAATAGAAAAAATTAATGTCATAAACTCAAAGATATATCAAAATACTATTTTTAATTTTGAAAACCCACCTAGAGTAGATGTAGTAAAGGGCAGATATGCTTCATTTAGACCTATAATTTCAAATGGAAAGATAGTAAAAGTAATAATACTCAATTCTGGACAAGATTACTTCAATAATGTAGAAATTGATGTTATTGGGTCTGGAGTAGGCGCAAAATTATATCCAATAGTTGTAAATGGTGAAATTGTTGATGTAAAGATTCTTAGTTCTGGAATTGGATATGATAAATTCACTAAATTAAGTGTAAGAACAGTTGGAAAGAATGCTGCGTTTAAAGCAAATATTAAATATTGGACAGTCAATGAGACATCTAAATATTCATCTTCTCAATTAGAAAGAGGAATATTGAATGGGCAAAATTACTATGATGGAACGAATAATATAGCATATTATTATTTGACTTCTAGTTTAAGCAATCAATTAAATATTCAACCCAATTTACATTCAAAAATTATTGGATGGGCATATGATGGATGTCCAATTTATGGACCGTATGCATATGCAAATGTAAATGGAACGGGAAATATTATTGAGATGAAGAGTAGTTATAAAAAGATTAGAAAATCTCCAATTATCATTGGATCTGAAAACTTAGATTGTGTTGAAGATTATTCTTATGAAAATGATTATGGAACATTAGATGAATTTAATGGAAGGTATTGCGTAACTCCAGAATTTCCAAATGGAGTTTATGCTTATTTTGCAACATCAACATTCCCATACTTTATAGGACCTAATTATAAATATTCTCCAAAATTAGAAAATTTTGAACTTACTCACAATCAAGATTTAGATTTTAATGATCTGGGAATTATTAAGCACACTTTCCCATATTATATTGAAGATAAACAAAATTATTATGAATATTTTGATTTTTATCCAAATAGAAATAAGGAAGATTTCATCGTATTATCTACTCTGTCTGGAGGTGTAGATTCAATTCAAGTAATTTCACCTGGAGATGGATATTCTATTGGTGATAAAATTTACTTTGATGACGAGGGAACAGAAGGATTTGGGGCATTTGCAGAAGTAAGCAAACTGTCTGGGGTTGGAATTAGCAGCATATATTCTCAATCAGTATCTTATGATAATATACAATTCATTCAAAATAACTCATCTATCATTGGAATATCTTCTGAAATTTTAGACTTAAAGGATCAGTATTATATTAATATTTCAAATATTTCCAATTCTGATCACACAAAATTAAATGGAATTAAGAAGATTAATGTCGAGAACATAACGACTACATTAACTGAAGAACTACCATCAAACAGTGGTATAGTTACTTCTATTAAAA